CATATTGGAACCGTATTGTTGTTTGCAATTAGTGCTTGGATTATCATAGCCAACAGCTTAGATGCTCTCCAGATTTGGGTTGCGCCTAAGGTTTATCTTATTCAATATGCAGCCAGCTTAGCTCGTGGAGGTAACTAATGTTTTTAGATGATTTTAATTGTGTGGCAGATGTTGGTCGTGAGTTTGAACTGTCAGATCAGGAGCTATCAAATCTTTATCGAGCAAAGATCATTATTGCTTGGTATACTTACGAATGTTACGAGGGCGAAGCTTATGTGTTGTACGAATTGGATGGCGTTCTCTATGAAGTGGAAGGCTACCATTGCTCTTGCTACGGCTTGGAAGGTCAATGGAACCCTACAGAGACAAATGTAGAAACCGTCAAGCATATCTTAGAGAAAGGTACTCGTTATAATGGCGAGGGACATAAACGAACGTTTATAGAGGCTTTTGAAGCATATTTAGCAAACAAGGAGGGAGAATGAGTACAACAATTAGAAAAACATCGTATGTTACCGCACTAAAAGCAATGAACAAGATCCGTCAAACAAAAATTGACTCTCTTCATTCATTGAAAGGTAACAGAGGATTAACGCGGAGTATGCCTCCTTCTGTATTCTCTAAGGCTGTCAGTGGGATCAAAGCAGCTATTGCAGAGGATGATAAAATCATTGCAGATTTTAAGGCCAACTACAAAAAAGAACGTATCAATCCTGCTGAGCAGAAGATGATTAACCTTTTCGAAGAGATTCGAGATGTTATTCTTGGTAGTCGTCCTTATGTTGAACGAGCAACCTACGGGCCACACGCTACTACTGTCGCCTCTGATCTCTATGCCAGACAGCGTAAAGTACTAGAAGAGGTAGAGCGTTTAATAAGACGATGAGAGACAAAGAATCGAAAGAAATGATTGATCGGTGGCTAGAACAAGCGCTACACAAGATCGATACTATGCCAAGGGAAGAACTCTTGGCTTCATTGGAAGAATACGGCTTAGTTGCCCCAAAAGAGGAGAATGAATAATGTCTACTTATACCCGTTACGGTGAACTGATTACAATTAACAAGCGTATGGGCATCCCAATGGATAGCCTGCCTGTAGGCACCTATGCACTATCCTATAACGATAACATTGGCTATCATCTTGCTCTGGTTCCAGATATGGATATCCCGTCAAAACTCTACGGTGAAACAGACAGTCGAGCAAACCACGTAATCAAAACCTACCTGCGCCGTGCGGAAAAAGGTCATAACACTGGCGTACTCCTTTCTGGTACAAAAGGTAGTGGTAAGACAATGCTGGCAAAAGTGGTTGCTAAGAAACTGGCAACGCTGGGTATTAGTACTATCCTGATCTCTGAGCCATACACAGACGCAGGATTTATTGAGTTTATGTCCAAGATTCAAGAGAAAGCTATGGTGATGATCGATGAGTTTGATAAACTCTACGATGAAAAGAAGAAACAGGAATCTCTTCTGACTGTCTTAGACGGCACAGGTACAGGTAATAAAATGTTTATGCTGACAAAGAACAATGGCTTCTTGTCTGAGTTCTTTAAAAATCGCCCTAGCCGTGTTTTCTACAGCTTTGATTACGATAAGATCAGTGATGCAACAATGACTGACTACTTAGAACATCAACTGGATAACAAGCAACACATTGCAGGCTTCAATCGTTTGCACGAAGTGAGCTTTGAACTATCCTTCGATGTTATCCAAGGGTTAGTTGAGGAGCTAAATGCCTATCCCGAGATGCATTTTAAGGATGCTCTGGATATGATGGGTATCACTTTCGGCGCTGGCAAGGGTGAGTGGAAGCTGTCAGAGATGACAATCAACGGTGAAGTGATTCAGACAGGTCACGTATCAGGTATCTACGGATTCGATCTGATTAAGTTCCTGGACAACAACATTCAGTTGACCGTTTACCTGAAAGAGAAAGCCACTCAGAAGGCATTACTGAAAAGTGTACCCCTGATTAAAGTAGGTGAGGATGACGATGACACATCAGAACTCACCTTTAGCGCTAACACAATGGCTATGGCTATCACAGACGGTGGTAAGCTGGTGTTCGAGGACAATACAGGATCAGCACTGCGACTCGTACTTGAGCCAATCACTGCTACAGGTGGATTCAGTCGGATTTTCTAAAACAAGGGGCTTCGGCCCCTTTTTCTTATGGAGGGTGTATGGAAGTAGAGATTGCAGTAACACATTACATTAAAGTATCCGTTCTGGAAGCACTGGAACGTGGTAGGATTAGTTGGGATTATAATGTAGTGAGCGGTATTTGGGCAGAGAGATACTATTTAGCTGAACGTGACGATGTTTTCTTGGAAGTGTCTCAAGAAATCCTCTGTTCAGACGGTAGTTTGCACAATCAAACACTATTCTATTTAGAGTGTTCAGATGTTTCCGCAGGTAATAATAAGGATATTGTGTTAAAGTACATCCTACAGAATGTAGATAGAATTATTCCTTATGAGGAGGTATGTGATTATGAGTAGATATTATAACCATATGCGAACCCTGTTGAACATTGCAGGTATCCCCATTCCGGCAAGTAAGATTGAGTATGAGGCAGGTGTGGTTAGCTTTGTTGCTGACATATCAGAGAACAGTACAGCTATGCTTGTTCAACACTTAGGAACTACAGTACCATTCACTCTGCAATATGTAGAAAACAACTGTGATGCTCTTAAGGTTCTTTTCTCGGCCCTTACCGTGGCAAAACCAGAGGGAGTTCTCAAGCTACACTCTTTCAGCTTGGAAGAATCAGATGATTGTTCAGTAGTTTTCTCTATTGAGTGATTGATATTTGCTGTGATATTTGAAACGAAAAAGGGATTTGAAGTGACGTGCCGATCCCTGGAAATGGGAGAACTAATCCCTCTCCTGCTTCCTGTACAGCGTTGTGGCAAACTCTCTCACCTAACCCATAAACTCACCTAGATAAGTTTAAAAACCTCTCAGGATTGTTCTCAGTAGTTCTTAAAGATACCTATAAAACTTAATCCAAGAAATCGGCAAAAGGTCGTAGGATTTTTTCGAGTTTTCAGAAACCAGATTTAGAAATCCCGAAATTATATTAAGAATCCGTCCCGAACAAATCTCACCTGCATCAGGAAAAATCAGAAAAACCTTGACAAAATTATTTTTCAAAAATCGGGCCAGGGTCGTAGGATTTTTTTGACTTTTTGAAAAACAGAATTTTATTTTCCAGAATTATATTAAAAAATCGCATTTTCGGTAGGTATTATGCGCCTGATCATAGTTTCGGGGGTGATAGTTCGCAAGCTAATGGTTTCGGGCGTGATAGTTTCAGACGTGATTATTTCGTTAGGAAACTATTAATCACCGGACGTTACTATCTGAATGACGGGCAGGGGCGGTTCTCTCTTCACTTAAGTAGCGTCTTACTCTGGGAATATAATATCATACTGACTGAATAGATCAACGATTATTTCAATCTTTACAAAACTTATTTTAGACAGCCTACCGGCGATTCACCTTGCAGCCCCTTCGGGCCTGCTAGCCAAGTTTAGCGCCGTTGGTTGGCGTTGCATCACTTCAAAGATATTGTATCAGGGACTTTCGCCCCTGTCTATCAATATTCCAGTGAATCCGCAATTATTTCCCCGTTCTCCGCTACTACCTTCACACGATAAAAACCCGCGTCTAACATCCTCATAGCGTGAGGTAATGGAACCAGGCGAGATCCGCAGTGCAGCGCACTTGTTTCCCAGGTAAAGAGAGTAACCATTGTATCTGAGGAAGTAATCATTTTGTTGCCCTGTTTGTTGGAGTCAGAACATTATGCCCGAAATGAATCGGGCAATCAATAGTTTTATTCGACAATATCAAAGAAAGTCGCCAGGTCTGCGCGGCTCAGGCAATAGCCTGAATTGATCATCGCTTTTGTTTTACGGTCGATCATAACCTGGCTAGCGTTTGTATGTGCCGGAGAAGTAACAAGGAATAGATCGCCGGGCTTTACATTCACAGGACGGCCCCGCCCATTCAGGGACTTAATCTGGAAAGGGCTTTTCGCTGATACCATAGTAAACTGTTTCATCTCTATTTTTCCTTTGTGTGTCACGGCTTCCCGTGTTTAGTGTGGCTATAATACACTAAACAAAAGTAAAAACAACACTTGATTTAAAATCATTTATCTGTAGAATACGAAGCCTAATCAACAGAGAGGGCAAAAATGTTTCCATTCAAGACAGGCGGTGAACTTTACGTTTTCAACTCAGAGAAACCGCAAAGACTGTTAGCTAGTGTTGTGAAGAATCCACATAGCGCAACGGTTGCACCTGGCTTTATTATGGTGAATTGTGTGTTAACCTTTGCACAGGTATTGATTCACAAATACGCTAACGGTGTAACGTTAGACGGCTACTATTCAAAAGACGCGGAGATCTTATATAATGCAATCATCAAAGTTAAACAGCAGCGGAGGATCTTTTAATGGGGCGTGAGTATGTGATCCAATCCTGGGTAAAGCACGATCCTGATGATTGGCGGGTTATTCCTGACGAGCTTCTAGATCATTCTGTAGGGTATAGCGGGGAGCAAGTAGGCAACCGTCTGGCACGGTCTAACGGTAACGTAAGGACTCGAACGATCCCAGGCTGGAATCCTGACGGCACGGCAGACATTGCCGGAGCAGCAGAACCAGAAAGAGCGGCGCGGCGCGTTAATCCTTTGTATGCTGTAGATCCAGCGTTTAAGATTCTGGAAGAGTACGAGCCGAAAGCAGCAGCACTAACGGCAGATCTAGAAGCCAGGAGAATTACACAAGGGACTTTTGATCTAGCTATGAGGGTGTTAGATAACAAACTTAAGAAGGCAGAAGCGAAGATCCACAAGTTAGCAGAGCCAGACGACGAAGAAGAGCAGGAAGAAGATAGCGAACCGGCATTATTCGCAGAAGTAGCAGACAGCGAAGGCTTTACAGAAGAAGAGTTGAAAAAAGCATTAAATAAACGATTCTTTGATTGACAGACAAAACGAGATCCCTTAGTATTACCACATCAACGAGGCAGGGAGCCACCCGCAAGGGCAGTAGCGCCAGAGCATACGAAGTCTGGATAAGTTGAAAAAGAAACGAAAATAGTAGTTGAAATAAAGAATCAGTATGATACACTAGCTTCACAGTAACAAGACAACTTAAACAACCAAGGAAAACAAATTATGAACAAGCCAACTAACTTCAAGCAAGCCGATTTCATCACTATGCAAAACGATAACGAAGACCGCGCAAACCGTGGAGTTCGTAAAGAAGGCTGGATCATCGCTGGTTTGTTTTCCTTGCTTGTCTGGATTCCAGTACTATCTAAAATCTTTTTCTAAAATAGTGTTGACCTAGAAAACAAAAATCTGTAGTATTATTATTACTGAGACGAAAACGGAAACAAAGCAATGAAACAATATGTAATGGCTATTCACTTTAAATCAGGCGCAACGGTATGCACACCGGATCTATATGCGATTCGTCAACGTTGCAAGCGTCTTAAATCGGAGTTGAACAAAAATAAAGATTGTGGTTTTCGTCGTTGGGGTTTATAAATCGTTTGACTTTGATTTAGTGGGGCTTTAAGATAGCCTCACTAGGTAAGAGAAAACAATCAACCAAGGAAAATAAAATGGCTTCTTTCAGCGCAACGATGTTTAAACTTTCAGCTATGGGTGACAAAGTGATCGCCGGATCTGGTAGTTTTGCAAACATTTCTATTGATGGGCGTTTAAGCCTGGCGGCGGCTATCGAAGTGGCGCGGGAAAACTTAAAGAGAGAAGCAGGTGCAGAGTATATCGGATTTGCAATCGAAAAAACATCCCGATTTGTTGACTATAAAAACCCTGTGATTGTTGATTCACAGTTAAAAGCAAAAGAAGTGATGTTTTTACTGTAAAAGATTCAAAAATAAGTTTGACAGAAGCAAAGCAATAAACGATAATACTTACATCAAGCGGGGAAATGGTTTCCCGCCTAACAAAAGAGAAGAGAAAACTATGAAAACTTTCACCACTCGCAACGAAGCCCGCGCAATCCGTAAAGCAGTAAACGAGAAAGTAAAAGCGTCCGGTAGCAAAGCAACCTTGCGCGACCCTGTGAAAAATGACGATGGGCGCTGGTCATTCCCTGGTATCTCACACGGTAAAAAGTTAACTCTGAAAAAGTAAGATTATTTTACAAATGACTATTGCAATTAGCGATAGTCATTGATAGAATACTCTCACACTAACAAGACAACGAAGGAAAGAAAAAATGACTGTTACTTACACTGAAATCCTGGCAAATGCAATCGTCGCTTTTAACGAGCGTATCCAGTGTGATAACCTGACTGAAATGAGCGACTCACACGATGCATTGCACGAAGTAGCGGATCGCTATGTACCCCACTATTACAGTGAAATCTTTCAAGTAATGGCATCAGAAGGCATTGATCACGAATTCGAAGACAGCGGCTTGATTCCTGAGACAAAAGATGTTACGCGGATTTTGCAGGCTCGCATCTACGAACAACTTTACATTGACATTCAGAACTCAAATGATTTAGTATGGTGTGAATCAGGTTTCGGAGAAGACGAAACAGAATAACGATTTTTCGTGTTGCCTCCTGGTTAGGGGGCAATGAGAAAGAAAGTTAAAAGATTTAGAAAACAGTTGTTGACTCTGAATCAAAAAAGCGTAGAATGTATCACATCAGGACAACAAAGGGTTGTCCCTAACAGAGAAGAGAAAATATTATGACTATCGCAACCATCAAAGCAAACATCGAAGCTAAAAAATCAGAAATCAAAGAGAAACAAGCTGAAATGGATAATTTTGAAATCACCGTTAGCGAAAGAGAATATGATGATTTTCTGAATGATTGTTACGAAGAAGTAGAAATTTGTGGTCAAACTTATGCGCCAGCCTATGCTCTTAAGATGGTTGATGAAATATCTTACAATACAGGAAAGAGTGACTACGAAGGCTCACAAGAGAAGGAAGAAAACGAAGATTATAAAGAGCTAATGCAAGATCTGGAGACATTAGAATCCGAACTAGAAGACCTCGAAAGTGAGTTAGAAGAGGCAGAAGAAAACGAAGAATAATCTAAAATAGATGTTGACCTTTAATTCAGAATAACAGATAATACTTATCAGACGGCGGGAAAGTCTCTCGCCATAAGCGAGAATAAAATGCAAAAGTATACAATCCAATGTGAACAGGCAGACGGCACAATCTGGAGTCCTGACTGGCGTTTATCTTTCCAGGACGCGCAAGAGATGAAACAGCAGTATAAAGAAGTGTTTATTTTATGCAAGAGTTGGAAAGTTATAAAAAAATAAGTAAATAATTGTTGACTGTAAACAAGAGGCATTATAAGATAGTGTCTCTGATTTAGAGAAACAATCACCACTAACTAGGAAAATGAAAATGACTATCATCGAAATCACAGACAACACAACTAAACGCCAGTTAGTGAAGGGCTTGAAAAAGTTGGGTAAAGGGTTGTTCACTGAGTGTTTCGAATTGAGTGATAGTGAAGTACTGTTAGTAAGTGAAGATCCATTGAAAGAAGTCTACTCAATGGGCTGGTTGTGTGATACACTGTTTCCAGTAACTGACAGAATAGATTGCTTAACCAGTGGCGAGACTATTTTCAAAATGAAACGGTATACGAAAGTTTCAAGCCTGAAAAATAGTTTAGAAGCGGATCAATACGAAATTTATAAAACTTTGCGAAAGGCTCAGGATGTGTTAAAGTGTCCTAGCAACCTTTATGACAGTTACAACGCGGTACACGATGCATTTTCAACAATTGAAAATGAAGAGTTACGCACGACAATGATTGAAGCGCTGGACGATGTAGCGAATTACGGATCTGATGTAATGTTTGAGATTTCACCGCGAAATGTTGCAGTAGACAACGGCAAGCTGATTCTGCTAGACTGCTTCTTTATGCGCAGTAAAGCAAACGAAATGCGTAACAAATAATCTAACTAAACTTAAAGAGGGTATAAAGATGCAATACACAAACAAAGCTGAAAAAATGAAGTCGGGCAAACGTGCGGCATTCGGTGAAGTTGTGATCAAGAAGGGCGCAAAGCTGAATAAGACAACGCGAGGAGTCAGCAATAAACGCAACTGGCAAGAGTAACAAGAGGGGCGCAAATAGCGCCCCTTTCGACGTTTAAGAGATTGAAAACATAAGCCATAGAATCACACTAACCAAGCAATAAAACCTCTTACAATGGATTACAGAAGCAATGAGACACGATACACCAGCTAACAACCTCCCCGCCCTTATCAAGCAATGGAATCAATCTAACAGGATGATAGCACGTTACTATGATCAACACGGTTTCCCTGTGTGGGGCGTTGTCCTGGACATTAACGAAAAAGAATCACAAATAACTATTGACCAGAGGTCTAACTGTGTTAGTATGTCTGCATTGATTGAGACAAAACAGGTATAGGATTTAAAAATGATTGCTGCAAACTCCCTAGCTTTTTTCTCTGATATCGTGCCAGGCGTGATCCTGGAACATAAAGAGATCTATGCGACAGAGAAGACTTTTAAATTCTCTTTTCACAACAGAAAAATAGCAATCGCGGTATCTTTTGAAAATAACTATTGTGTTTTAACGTATGTGTGCGATAATGGTTTTCGTCAGGTGAGCGATAGCGCAGAGCTAGCCACCCAAGACATTCCAGCAACTATTGTTGCTATCGTTAATGATTATATGACAGCTTAAGGATCTAAAAATGTTTGCTTCTATCGTTCTCATTGCTTCACTGTGTAACGTATCAACTCAGACTAACGACAAGTGCGGCGCAGATTTTGAAAAAACCTGGGTAAGCAACTCTGTTACCGAGTTAAAGAAAGATGCGAATAATTGTTTTGACATTCTGGACTT